GTTTACATTTGTTTGTAAAACAAAGTATGGGTCAAAGGTTGCGTCACCACTTTCTAAAGATATGGTTGTTGGTATTCCATTTAATGTATACATACCGACTTGAGAACTAGCTGTATTCTTAGAAACAATTTTAAAAATGTTTATATGTCTATTTCTAATTGCGGAATCACCGTACTCAGTTCCTGGCTCAGTGATTGACCCACCTGTTCTTGGGTCTGTATTTTCAGCTGGTATCGACTCATTAACTAATGCAATCATTGGTGCGTATGCTAAGTCATGTTCTTCTGTAGACAATGAGTATATTTCAACTTCTTGTCTTTGTGCAGTTCTAGTTGCTAATTGAGGACTTGCCACTGCAGTATCGTCACCACCAGCATTGATAACAATAGTTGGTCTAAATCTTACATGGTCTGCGTCAGCAACATTCATAGAAACATTATTTGTTACCGCAACCTCACCAAAGAATATGTGACCTGCAGGGTGAACTAAATCTTTTACTATTGAACGGAACTTGTTAATACTCTCACCGATTCTTACAACATAAGAATGTGATTGATAGAATTTACTATCAGTAATAGACATTCCTGAAGCTGATAGAGCACCAGTATCACCTGTTGTTCCTTTGTTTATAAATCCTTCACCTGATTTTGTTCCTCTACCCGTAAATGGATTGAATGCATGAATCTTAAATGTTCCACCATTGGGAAATGTAACTGGTTCATTTTCCAAGAACATGTTAGTCATGTCTTGAACTTTAAGTAATTGTGTATTAGAGTTAAAGTCCAATACCCTTGCAGTTGAACCTGATACTGAACCTGTTATAATTGTATCTTTTGTTAGAGCAACACTTGGTGCGGATATCAATAAAGGATATGTTGAACTTTGAGCTACATGTGCGTCTGAGGTATATCTATTACCTTGTGCTTTGATATTAATTGTTCCAACTCTACCAATACTTTTTGAAAATGCAAATAGTTTCGCACCACTTCCCGAAGAAACGTTTTGTTGTAAGATTGTAGAAGTCGCACCACTTCCACCACCAGTTAAAGTTTCCCCTACTACAAATGAACCTGTATCTGTTGGTCTACGATATACTTCTAGTCTATTCTTTTCATTATTAACTAGTCCGATTACTGCTGTCGCCCCGCCAGCGCCCGTGACAACTTCTCCCTGAGTAAATGTTGACATACTCGCAGGATAAATGTATCCGCCTGGGCCACATATAGGTAATGTACTGTAACCACGTCCACCATTTATTAGAGTTACTTTTCTTATGTTTGAATTTGTTGTTTCAAGATTTACAGGCGAACCGTCTTCCAAAGTAATTCTCATATACTCTGTGTATATTTCTACTTGGTCACCATTACTCAATCCTGAATTAAATGTTAGTACACTTCCCTGTGTACTAAAACCTGTTGTTTGTTCTACGTCATTTACAAATACATGTCTGTTGTGGTCTTCATAAATTACTTGTTGTCCGTAATTATCGTAACCACTGAAAACTGTTTGTCCTGCTGTTGCAGTAAACTGATAGTATCCAAATCTTGTTCCTGCTTCTTGGAATAGTTCGTCACCAGCAGAACCAATCATACCAAATGCACCGCTACCGTTAGTACCAGTATTATCAAAGATAACTAAATCGCCACCTTCGTATCCTGAACCACTTGCTTCAATGTATACTTCTTCTACAGAACCTGTTTTTATACCCTCTACTACAGAAGTTGCAAGACCTACTTGACCCAATTGGTCTTTTGAACCTTGGAAATTAATATCGTCATTTATTGCATATAGAGAACCTATTGAAGCACTACTTGCTTCTAATAACAGACCACCACCGTCTTCTAGAAGAATGTCTCCGTCATCATCATGTGCAAGGTATACCGAAGAATCACTATCGTTAAATGTTGAAATGATACCCGATACTGTTCCTACTCTTTTTACTTTGGTATTTCTATCTAAAAGTTCTATCTCAGAACCTTCTCTAAATTCTTTACTTGCTACGTTTGTTATATCAAGTGAAAACAATGTATCAGAACCAACCACTGGGTATACAATGTTAACGATACCCTGTGCGTAAACAACTCCACCTTCATATTCAGTTATGGTATCTGTTGCTTGTGGTCTATCTTTTTCTATAGGGATATTAACAACCATTCTTCTTTCTGAAACATAAGAAGATTCACTTGACTTGATTGTATTATCGAATGGGTATGATACCTCTGCTTCCTGCCCGTATAGAAGTCTTAAAAGGAACTTTAATGAATCAGGTGAACCTTTCTTTTGATAAAGGTCTCTGATATGTTTTATTGTACTTCTCTTGTTTGAGTTCAAACTCGCATCAAGAGAGGGCATGAAATCTTTTTGGAAAAATTCTAAGAATGATTCTGTTGTTTTATCTACGTCTGAGTATTCTAAGATTTTATTATTTGCACGAATACTAGATTCTCTATATGTGGAAACAACACCAGTTTGTCCACTTGTTCTACCAGTTACGGTTTCATTATTTTTAAAACCTAAACCTGAAATAGTCTTAACGAATAATTGGTCTCCGTTAACGACATTAATTTTTGCAACTGCTTTAGATGTATTACCAACAAGATACTCACCTACAGTAAATGGGTCAGCGTCTTGTGATGGATTATCAACTGTTCGTTCTAATAGTATTTTATTATCTGCAGTTGTAGAAGGAGAGATGGTTGCAGTTTCATAAAGTAAACTACTCCCATCTTCCAATCCTACGTTATCAATAGTCGATTGACTTTTGAGAACTACCGTTTCATGTTCTAGAAACTCAAAGTACGCTTTCAGGAAGGCGACAAATTCTGGCGACTCTGCCTGAACAAAGTCGGGTACTAGACTATTAAGTCTAGGTAATAATTTGTCAACCCCCTGAATTCCACTCATTATGATAGTGTAACTGTACTATTAAAGTTTGCTAGAATGTACCAGTTAGAACCGTCCCAAATACAGACAACCGCTTCACCCAAAGCATTTTGAGAAATTTGGTTACTTGAACTTGTTCCACTTCCGAAACTAGTTACGGTAATGTTAGCCGCATGGGTAGATGCAGGTTCAGTTTTTTGGTAAATTACCTTTAACTGACCAACGTCTGTTCCGTTGTCTAACGTAAATGCAACATCACCTGAAGCACCTGATAAATCAATCGCAGTTGCGAAAGAAGAAGCAAGGTTACTTGCGGTTGCTGTTACGGTTGTAATATCGTCAACTGCTAAGTGAGTTGGGATATTTTCAAAAAGTTGAGCAATTGTCATCTTTTTGTTTACTGGCGTTCCGCCAGGGTTATCAACGATGTGAAGTAAATCATCACCACCAATGTCTGCGTCTGCTACTGCAGTTAACGCTGATATTTTCTTATCTGCCATTTGAATTTTCTCCTATTGTAATCCAATTTAATGGTAAACTACTCAGGGGACTCCTGACCACTTTATCCATGGTTAATAAGTCGAGGTTGACGTTGGAGTAAATCCTACACCAGCACTCGATTCACCGCTTGCAACGGTGTCCAATTCACTTGTGACCTTGATATCAGCAGAAGAGATATCGATTAACGAACCTCTTTTTGCAATAACATCATTTGAATTAGGTATTAAAGTGAAGTCAATCGTATTGTCTGAATTAACTGTTGAAGTTATGTTCAGAGCATTGATTGTTATTTTACCAGTACCGTATGCAATAGTACCCGCTTGACTATCTTGATAGACTCTTACAGAACCTGAAAGATAGTACCTACGAATATTACCTTCACCGTCATCATCAAAATACATGATGTTCGATGCATCGCCACTAATGTAAAATCCTGTTGTCGAAGTAATACCACCAGCATGTTTATTATGTCCACTGTGTGGGTTATACAACGGGTTACCAAAGTCTACTGTTAATCCATTAGTTTGACCTAGTAACAAAATCTTTTTCTTGAGTTTCAATCTCACGTTAGTTATATTTGATAGAATAGAACTATCAACATCATCTATAATTTTTAGAAGATTTGAATGTCTGAATATACTATCAAAGTTGTTAAGGTTATCTCTATCATATTTAATGATAGCGTCCTTAACCAAAGTTTCTAACTCACCACTTGTTAAATCTGTTGCCTTTTCATTGAATTTAAATACAGTTGAAAGCATAATCTTAATAATTTCAGGGTCTACTATTTCAGGTCTAACTGTGATTACGTTTAGTTTGTTTAGATTTGCTTTGACTTGATTTTTTTCTATGTCTGATAAGTAATCACTGTTCAAAGGTTTGATTGCAACAAAAACTTTACCATATTCAGGTGGGTCATTATCTTCTCCACCCCATACCGCTACTGCGTCTGCATTTGGATAATACTCTGATACTTTTGCTTTGTAGTCATTCAATGTTACTAATCTGTTTTGTGAAGAATAGAACTTTGTTGCTTTAAATTTAATTGACTCAACACTTTCTTTTTCCGCACCACCCTGTGCGATACTTGTAGTTACAACTGTTGAATCTGAGAAACCATTAATGTTATCTAAAAGACTAAATGTGTTTGCACCATTAGCATGAATCAAGTCTACAATTGTATATTGAATCGTAATGATATCTCCGTCATTTAATTCTTTACCGATACTACCGTCACCAAAATATACTTCTGTATATCCGTCTTCGTTCTCTTGCGTGAAATACACTTCACTGGTAGAAAGGATATTTGATATATCACTTGCAAGTGCATATGCTGTACTTGTACCACCTGAGTTTACAGATACAGTCATTGCACTTCTATCGATTCTAGGTTGACTTAATACAAATTTAGGATTTGCAAGTTGTCTATCATAAACAAAAACGTCACTTGCATTTGTTCCCTGTTTTAAATTTACGTTTGCGTAAGTAAAACTCTTTCCGTTTGGGTGAGGTGTTACACCTGAACTTACAACAAAGTTAAATGCTTTACCGTCATACTGAGTTGTAAATCTTGTTCCTGCTGGGATAGTCATATCGTTTGCACTTGGATATGTACCGTCTGCATTTCTTACGTTGTTCATGGTTAGGTCAATAATTGCTGTAGAGGCAGTTTCTGAAGCAGGAGTAAAACCTAAATCTTTTGCACGTGATACAACGTTCTTTCTCATTTGTGCGGAATCTAAGAATAGTTCTGAAGCAGCTATGTTTGTATTTACTGCCCCGATATGTGATGAATACGCAAGTAAGTCTATTAACATTGAAAGTGTTGAACCTTCAAAGTCATAATCCTTTAGACTATCTTGTCCTTTTAAATAACTTTTCAGATTTTGACTTATATCGTCAAAGTCTAAATCAGTTACATTTAGTGATGAACTTTTAACTGCCATTTAGTGTCCTCTATCTTGCCCTGTTAACAGTGAAATCTAGTTCCTGTCCTTGGGCGCTATTCTTTATGTTGTAGAAAATAGTAACGTTCATTTCATTTCTATCCGATACGTCACCTAGTAAGACTTTTACATTTTCTACTCTTGGTTCAAAGTCTTCTATAATCTTTTGAACTCTTTTTGCAAGTCTTCTTACTTTCCTATCTGTGTTTAATTCAAAAAGTTGATTCCTCAACGAAGACCCTAAACTTGGTTTGAAGGGTCTCTCATAAAAATTAGTTAGAACGATATTTCTAACTGCACGTCTGACAGCGTCTGTATCATATTTGATAGTAACGTCACCAGTAACTGGGTGTGGTTTAAACCTAAAATCTATATCTGCGTATAGTTTTGTTTCTGCAACGTTTTGTCCCTGTGATTTTAAGTCTGCCATACTTCTATTTATACAACCTCTCTAAATTTATGCATCAGGAATTGTGGTATCTGTTTGGACACCAGCATTAGCACCAACACCTGTATCTTTTGAGGTTGATTTGTGTTTATGTGTTGCAAGAGTCGGTGCGTTTCCAGCGTCTGTTGATACGTCACCAACTGAATGTGTTGTTCCAGTAATATGTACGTTACCGTCAACTGTTAAGTTTGTAGTCATAAGTGTTTCAGGTGAAGTGAATGTTGTATTACCAACCACGTCTGCATTGAGTGTTCCGCCTATACTTGCATTTACGTTTCCGTCTACCATTAAATCTGTATGTCCTGCTACGTAGATATCTGCATTACCTGTCGCTACTGCGATTCTAACATTACCCTTTTCGACAGACACGTCTACGTTACCACCGACAATTAGTTTATTGTCTTTTGCAACTACAGTATAATTATCATTTACAATTCTAGTTACCTCTGAACCATCAGGGTGTATCTCATGGAACGTTCCACTTCTATGTTCGATTGCCATTCTTTCTACACCAAGAGTATCGTCTATCTCAACGATATGTCCTGACTCTGTAGTCATGGATTTGTTATATGGATATACTGGTTTAGCAGGTGATACTGGGAATGCCCATTCCTCGTCTACTACTCTTTTCTTTGTATTGTCTGTAAAGATTTCTTTTGTGTTTACGTGTTTTAGATTCTCAACTTTATCGTCTACAACTTTTGTAAAACTTCTATGTGTATATGTTGCGATACCTGTTGTGTTATCATTTAAATCAGAAGCGTCATAGTATCTTGGATAGTAAGGTAAATCATCTTTGGTAAGTTCTACTTCTTCTATTGTTGAACCTGTTCCGTCATAGTTCAGCGTGAGAGACTTGACGTGTTTTGGTGCGGTATCTAATGCAGTAGTCAATCCAAAAGTTCTAGTCCTGTCATGCGTAGGTGTTTCCCCGTCTGGCGTCTCAGCATAGTCTGCTACCGTCAATCGTCTTGGGTCATTGAATCCGTCTTCAATCTTTCTCTGTATCAATTCGTCTTTGATTGTAATACGAGAACCCTGTGCAGGCATTCCAGCTGCTACACCAAGAACCACTGGGTCTTGCATGTAATCTTCGTCTCTCCAAAAACCGAATACCGTAGACCCTTCTACGAGACCGTTACCTCTTCCGAATCCTGAGAGTCCTGCTTCTGTTGTTGGAAGTAATACTTGCGCCCATGGTAAATCAGGTGTTGAGATTTGGTCTTTGACATGAGTATGTACTCCGTGTACACGCACACGCACACGGCCAATCTTTAATGGGTCTTGTCTGTCTTCTACTATCCCGTACCAAAATTTCATTTTATCTCCAAGGTAACATTGTCATACCAAGTTGATTCAAACCCAACTCTAATAATATGAATACTAATAGACATGGGCCTAATTGCCATGCCCACCAATGCCAACCCTCTAAACTATCTACCCATTGTCTGAGTTTACTGTTTCGTGCTTTATCATATGCACCACTATTTTCACCTATCCTGTTTGCCCAATAGTTTGGGTCTACCCAATTTTTAAGTGCCTTTAAAAATCTTATTATCATATTTCCCTCGGTGGTGCTGAATTATCTAATGGTGTGTAGTCTGCAATCTTCTTAGCATAACTTTCTTTCACGCACTCAACAAAACATTTTCCTACCTTATCAGCAGGAACACCGTTAACACATATGTCTGTAATTAAGTATCTATTGTCATTCATTTTGTCTGAAATATCTACACCACCCGTTGAAGATTGCGGTGGTGGTATATCTAATTGTATAACTGTACCTACACTTAAATCTGTTCTCATAGGTATTGTAATTATGATTCTATTCTGTTGTAGTATTTCTAACATTGCTCTACGTTCTAATTTACCAGTATCAACTTTAGCAGACCAACCTTTAAATGATTCTTCGGTATCTAACTTATCTGCATTGTCAAAAGAATGTACCATTTTAGTATCATAGATTTTTAACGAGTCATACTTATAACCTAGATTTGCGTCAACGTCTTTCTCTGTAACTGGCGGAGATACTTTTGCGTCCGTTACATTTTCTGTTGTAAATACCTTTTCAAAGACTTCATTCTCGTCACCTGTTCTAATTAACGGAAAACCTGATAAATGATTTTCTGCATTCCGATTGAATAGTTCGTCAATAGAATATAAGTCTATTTCGTCTACCTTTCTTATTGGGTCATAAGTTATTTGTGTTGACGCATACGCACCACCAATCATTCCTCTCAATGTATCTGCTCTTTGCGGAACTTCGATTGCTTCAATAACCGTATTAACACCACCGTCAGCATTTGCGTCCACGTCTGCAGTTTCTGTATCTGCCTGTCTTGAACCATATGAGAATTTAAGTGGAAACTCTTCCTGAAACATTTGGTCAATACTCTTAAAACAGAATCCACCGTTCAGTGTTTGGTAAAAGAACATACCATTTCTATATACTGCTTTGTCTTCTAATCCTTTATCTGCATTGTTGACTGTAAAGTCTATAAACTTATCAATCGTCCAGTTGGGTACAACCATTTGTTGATTGTCGGGTTTTGAATCTTCCCAATGCACGAACTCATCTATTTTCATATGTCCTTCATTAATAAGAACGTTCTGTAACATTTTATCATATGAACCACGCATGACTCTAGATACTCTAGTATTTCTAACAGTAAACATGCGTGGGTCACATACTTTTAAAACATAAGCTTGTGTTGATTGGTCTACTCTGTTAACTGCATTTATCTTATAGACTTTCAAGTCTCTGTCTATGGTAAACTCTTTGGAAGCTTCTTCTCCCATACCTTCAATTTGTTTGACTGCAATACGTATGTACTCGTCACCTGTAATTTTAAAATTCTTTAGCAGGTCAAGACCGTCTATGATATTGATATCACCTGTAACAAACTTATTGTAAATACTTTCGTAAAGACGAAAAGATAGGACAAGATTCTGTATGTCTACAGACTCGCCTTCTTGGTTTACTAGATTAATTGCGTCAATGGTGAATACACCACCCTGCATGTTTTTCTTTTCAGTCATTATACACTCATTACACGTTCAAACTCAGATACCACTCTTCGTATGAACTCAGGTCTGATAACTTTTATCTTTCTTCTCGCTTCGTTGTCTTCGTATTCTTTTTGATAATACGTTCTTGGTTGATAGGTTCCTGTAGCATTGTGATTATATCTAAAACCTTTATCGATTGCATCAGGGTCATAATAATATGCAACACCGTCTTGCCCGTCTTTAGCACTGCTAGGTGTAAAACTCTTAGTGCTACTCGTACCTGTAACCGCCTGGCTGGCCACAAATTTTCGCCCGTTTGTTGTTTCTACTAAAATTCTATTATAAGTTGGGTCAACTTTTAAAACTTTACCTTTACTTGCCCCTTGAGTTATGTCTTCACCAATTAAAAATTTAGAAGTCGAAGATACTATGTCTGTACTCGTAGACGCAACTAAGAATTGGCCAGGATATGTAGATTTCATATAATTTTCAAATGTAGAAGTATCCATATACCAATCATAATAATTAGTAATTTCATTTGCAAGAAATATTGTCCAGTGCAAATCACCATTACCATATAACTTACTCGCAACTACATCAGGTCTTTCGCCTTCTTGGAGTTCATAAAGTGTGTAATCAATTACTTGATTAAGTTGTGTTCCTTCTAACTTTGCTTTACGAAAAAAGTCTTTGATTGTAACAATCTTTCCATTACTGAGTTTGTATCTTACTTCGGGAAAGTTCTTAAATAGTTCGTTTGCCATTAGTCTCCTCTCGTCCTTTCGTCTCTGATACTATAATCAGTAGGTGTAATACTCTTATCACCGATTGGTGAAATTTGTTGGAAGTTTTCTTGAGTAACAATTTTAATTTCCGTAAAGTCTACTTTCATAGCAGACTTTGTTGGTTGACCGTTTTCAAAGAAACCTAATTCTGTATCTCCATGTTGGATATCACAA